TAGAATTATCTAAATTAATATCGTGCTGAAAATAATAATTCATCTTCACATCTCAACTTAAAATTTTTCATCTTAGAATACACCCATACCCAGACCAAGAGAAACACCACTGGCATCAGCCCAAGAACTGCCATTATAAAATTGTATCTTCTGAGTGCTACTATTATATATCATTGCACCTTCAGTTACTCCACTGAGAGCATCTCTTTGAGTGGTAGTCATTATGGGAGGATAGAAAGGTTGTGCTGTTCCAGTTATCTGTAATCCTGGTGTAAGAATTTTATTAGCACTAGCATCGAAGGTAATTGCTGTACCAACATTTACCTTATTATTACTACCATCAATAGTTACAGAATCAGCACCTACTGTTAATATACCAGTAATACGAACATCCCCACCAACTACCAATTCAGTAGTGGCTCCTCCAACTATAGTATCATTAAGAGTAGTAATTCCAGTAACATTAATATTATTAGCTGTTAATCCAGCATTAATATCCAACTCAGAACTATAAGTTGAAACACCAGCAACTATTAATTCATCTACATCTAATTGACCATCTATATCAACAGTAGCATTGATATCAACTGCAGCGGCGAAAGTAGAAACTCCAGCTTTTACATGAATACCACCAGCAGTAGCTCTAAAACCATTTTGTGCAGTTACAATACCAATAGAATCTAAGTTCTGTATATTCTCTTTAAAGATGGTTCCAGCAACTGATATATCACCATCAAAATAAGCAACAACTGTAGTGTTACCTGTACCAGGAGCGCCAACATAAAGATTGTATTCATTTCTAGCAGTAGTGGCAATACCTACATGACTAGTTGTATCAATACCAATAGCATCAGCTCGCCAAATAGTACTTCCAGCAGATACATTAGCAAAGGTAAATTTATGTCCAGAAGTTGAAGGGAGACTGGTATCTACCTTCAAGAACATTCCATTATATGCAGATATATTTGTACCAACTCCTACAATATCATCCATATACTGGAGATTTACAGCTCCACCACCACCAAAGGTTGCTAATTGTTGGGAAACTCTATTAACAAATAATTTATAGTGTTGTTGTAAATCCTTAAGAGTTACAAAATTTTGATCTAATGGAGTAAGGGGATCTTTATAAGGTCCAACTGATTGTTCTTCATCAGCAGGTTCATTAAGAAGACCTTCTTGAACACTTCTTAACTCTTCAACAATCTTATATAATTCAGAAATATTAAGACCTTTTTCATCAATTCTTTTATCAATTTCGGATAAATCTTTTTTCAAATCCTTTATAGGATTATCATAATATTTTACCTTAGGAAGATTATCAATCTCTTCTTTTAATCCTTCAAAATAAGTGGTAAGAAGTTTATTCTCATGATGATTTTTCTCTTTAAAATCATCTATCTGTCTTTCAATATTTTGCTTAGTCTCATTAAGCTTACTTAATACATTTTTCTTTAATTTTCTATCATCATCCTTAAATTGATCATGATGATCCCAAATTCTTATAGCAGCTTCCTTTAATTCCTTATAAATCTTATCTTTAGTATCTACTAAATCTTCATTGAGTTGTTTAATATCTACTTTTGTTTCAAATTCTTTAGTTTCAATAGTTTCTGAAAGTTCATTAACTTCCCTGTCTATTCTATTTTTAATAGATTTAAGATTATCTCCAACTTTTATAAAGTCATCATCAATTACACTAAAAGTCTTTCCAATCCAAGAGAAATCAGGAACTTCATTAACCTCATTAACCCATTTAGGGAAAGTTGGAATTTCATCCCTAATTACCTGAAGGTCTTCTTTAATAGATTGGAGATCTTCCTCATAATATTTTGGTTGAGGAAGATTAGTTATTTCCTGTTGAATAAGATCTATCTTATTCTCAATATTCTCTACTTGCTCATCATAATATTTTATTTCTGGTATATCAGAAGCATTTTGATTTATTTCTGCTCGTACTAAATCAATTTGTTCATAAATTGCTTCTATTTCAGTTTTAGGTATCTCTGCTCTTACTTGATTTATTTCTTCTTCAAGTGCTTCTAATTCTTTATCATAATATTTAATTTCAGGAATATCTGGAATAGATTCCCTAACATTATTAACCAAACGAACTAGCTCAGACCATTCTGGTGCTTTTACAACGTCGGTAACTTCTAAAAAAGCATTTCCTTCTGCATCTTCAATTGTTGTCTTATTTTCTTCTACTTCTTCAGGACCAACAAACTCTTGAACTGATGGTAATTCTTCTTCTACTAAAAAATCATTAATAGATGGTAAATCATCTGAACTGTCAGAATAATCTTCTATTGAAGGTAAGTTTTCGTCATTAATATCTGACATTTCTATAGTATGAGTATCTAAAGTACTTCGACATTTCTCTGCCAATACTATTTAGATGTATTTTGACCTTTCAATAATTTTTGCAATTCTGCTGTAGATCCCACAAACAAAGCGTTATTGACAGTAGTTGGACCTTTAGTTTCTTGCTCTTCGTTTACATCTTTCAATTTCTTTTGCAAATCCATTAATTTATCTGTGGCATCTGCTACTGACTTAATAAGTTGTCCTGCTACTTCATATGCTCGTGGCATTTCACTTTCTTGAGCAAGTTCAAGAATTCCATTAATTGCTTCTTGTCCTTTTTCAATTATAGAATATAAATTTCCTCTTGTATATTCATAATCTTTTTCTATATCATCTTTAGTTAATCTATCGGGTTTTTGTATCCCTACATTTTCTGTAGGTTCTACTACAACATCAGTAACATCATGCATGAGTCATTCCTCAAAATACACTACCATCAAATCCAAAGTCATCACCGACCTCAATTAGATCTGCATCAGCACTAGTGATCTCATAAACTTTTGCACCCAAAACATGTTCTTGAGGAGCAGTATTATATTGACCTCTCTTCACAGTTAGATTGTTTCCATCAATCTTATCAATGTAAATATTTTCTTGACCAATGTAGATATTAGTATTAACTGTGAGTGCTTCTGCATTATCTACAGTAATAACTGTTTCAGTAAGATCAACATTTTCACTCAAGAATGTCTTATCGTCACCATCATAATCCTTAGTTGCCTTAGGAACTACACTATAGGTGATATCTCTATCATAAGTACCTGTTCCTCTATTTCCAGAAACATATCCAATTTGAACCTTCCTAATAACATCACCAGAAACATCACTAATAGGACCATAAAGATAAGTCTTAGCAGTAAATCTTAAAGTATAAAGAAGTGCTCTTCTAGTATCAAAATTACCTTCATAGTCATCTTCCATAGTAATGTTATCAAGATTAACTGCTATATCTTTTTTATCATTTGCATTATCAGAAGTTAAAAATTTAACAGGAATTTGGTATGCTGGTTGGAAATAAGGAAGAATCTGTTCAATAATTTGAAGCATATCATCATTCAATTTTGTCATGATGCTCAACTCAATTCCCATATTATAGGGAACTGGAAGATATGCCTTCTTTACCTGTGTCCCATCACTCGGATTAGTTACATAAAATTGTTGTGTTTGAGTAGATTTTCTAGTAGGATCATATTGTAACCCATTAAATTCGAATGACATCCGAGGAAGAGTCATTTGAATAGGTTTATTTAAATCAGCCTGCTGTTCTAATCTTGCAAGAAACTTTTGAGTGGGTCCATAAGCTAAAGGAACTTTGATGACACTTACAGTATCATCACTATTCTTATGCTTAATCTCTAATCCATTGAAAAGAGAACCAAAGGATATAATAACAGATCTAAAGATCTCGTTATAAAAATACTCAAACATTGTCCTAGTCTAGGGATGTAATACTATTTAACAACTTTTTTATTAAGGCATTCCAAAAGGATTGGTCTGAGTGAAATCTATAATGTCATCTGCTGAGGATTCTATAACATCATTCTCTGCAAATGGATCTACCAAATCATCAGTATTAACCTTTCTAATGGTATATGTTGCTCCTGAAGTTTGTCCTATAATTACTTCCCCAGCACCAAATGTTCCAGCAATAACGCCAATTTCAAGAAGATTATTATCAGCATCCCATTCTTTAACACGTGCTTGAGTTCCAGTATCAATTCCCTTAACCACTTCATTAAAGAGGAATGTTCCTTTACCCATAGTAGCTCCAATACCTGCAGGATCTTGAACTGTAACTATACCCACATGAGGTTGAGCAGCACTATATCCAGTACCAGGATTAACAATATATGCTGTAGTTAGTATGCCTGCAGTATTAGCATGTGCTATACCATAAGCATAGTGAGCAGTAGGGCCACTAAATGCTGTTCCAGGTTGACCAAATACAATAGTTGGGTTAGAAGTATATCCAGCACCAGGAGTACTTGCAATACTAATGGTTTGAATAGATCCAGTAGTTGTAGCAATTCCAACTGTTGCAGCAGCTCCTACACCTCCACCACCTTGAATAGTTACAGTAGGAGCTTCGGTATATCCAGAACCTGCATTAGTAAGTAAAATAGCAGCAACTTTTCCACCAAACAATCCATCACAATTAACAAAATCATTAGTTATAGAAGCAACACCAACAGCAGTGGTTCCGCCTGCAGGAGCAGAGGAGAATCCAATAATAGGTGGCATAGTATAACTATTACCCATATTGGTTATAGTAATACTATTAATAGCACCACTACTTGCTATTGAAACTGTTGCTGCTGCAGTAGTAGCTGCTCCTATCAATGTAAGAGTCTGAATATAACCTAGTTGTTCTATCTCATCATCGATAGTATCAATACCAGTATCAATAGTTTCATCCTCATATCTGTAAAGTTCACATCTCAATTGATAAGTATAATTCTTTTTCAACTGATAAAAAGGTTGCTCATGTTCTACATACTTAATTTCAAATAATCTATCACCTAAAGGAAAATATATAAGATCTCCTTCCTTAGGTCTAGTTGACAATTCAATATTGGATAAATTCTTAATTAAAGGTTGAATATATGTTTCCCATCTATCTCTTGAAATAATCAGGGTAAGATCATCTTGCTCTTGTATTCCAAACTTAGAAAGAATAGTTCCTTGACCACCGTATCCTTCATAATTATCTACATATGCTTCTAAAGGATATGCGTCATCAAATTTTGATTCTATAACTTCCTTTATAACAGTAGCTTTAGAAACATACTTACGAGGCATATAATAGCACTCGACGCCATACATCTTCAGTTGTTCATCTATCAAATTCTGAAGTAATCCTTGTTCGCTTTTCGAACCATTGAGGAAGTATGGGTTAAGTACCATAATCTTAACCTATCAAATCTAAAGGTGGAAGTTCATAAGTACTG